CAGTTCTGCACCACTCTCCCCGGCCACGAACATTGAACCGTGAGCTCGATTCGTGCCACCAGCGTATTTGGGCATGGCTTTCCAAGCACTTTGTGTGATGATTCCGCCGGAAGCAAATGCTCTAATGCTACCGTCTGAATTGGCTACGCCACCACCGCTCAAACCTAAAAAGCCTTTGATGGAAGTCCACCCGTCTTTGATAAGGGAAACCCCAACCTTTACGCTCTCACCAATCCACTTGGATAAAGAGGTCCAGCCTTTTTTGATCAGCTTGATACCCGTGTCAACAACATGTGTACCAATCCAATCTTTCACCGTTTTCCAGCCGTCTTTTATCAGCTTAATAGCCTGACCAATTACAGGGATATGGCCAATCCAGTTAGATACGGTCTGCCATCCCTTCTTGGCAAGGCTGATTGCTTGGCTGAGACCTGGGATTTTACCAATCCAAGAATTCACAGTTTTCCAGCCTTTTTTAATCAGGTTGATTGCTTGGGAAAGATTTGGAATATTTCCGATCCATGACGGCACGGAGTCCCAACCGTCTTTGACCAAATTGATCATCTGCGAAACAGTAGGAATTTTACCAACCCAGTTCTGAACGGATTTCCAACCCTTTTTAGCCAAATCTACCGCCTGACTAACAGCAGGAATATTTCCAATCCAGTCGTTTACGGTTTTCCAGCCTTTCTTAACCAAGCTAACCGCTGTACTGATAGAAAATCCGTCTTTGCTTACGTTTTCCCAACCAGTTTTCGCCTTGTCCCACAAATCAGCGGAATTTTCTTTAAGTGAAATTGCATATTCTGCAACCTTACTGTTTTTGATAGAGGTATTGAGTGGCTTGGTGATTTTATCACTTACCCATTGCTTAGTATTGCTGAATTTTTCAGAAACACCATTTTTGAAGCGGTCACCGTATTCAGCACCGGCGTCCTTGATCTTTTCTTTCCCATTGGAGAAAAAGTCCTTTACGTTACTTGCCCAGCCCTGAACTGTTTCTTTGGCCTCATCGAGTTTATCTGACACTTTTGTTTTGAAATCATTAAAACTCTCAGAAATGGAATTCAATCCATCTTTTACTTTTGTCTTAATTTCATCCCAATTCAAGGCAACACCAGCTGCAATACCCGCAACGCCCGCTGCAATTAGTCCTAAACCAAGAGGAATACCAACCCCGCTCAAACACAGGAGCACACCTATAACAAGCAGGGCTGCACCTATCGCTACCCCCAAACTCTTTAGAACGCTTTTTACCGTATCAACTATCGTGTCCCAGTTTAATGCGATTGAACCGATGAGTGCTGCTGCCCCTACAGCGATCAACGCTATCCCAACGGGTATATTTATTCCAGTTAAGCACATCATAATGCCAAGAGGCAAAGTACATCCTGCAATATAAGCACCCATATCACGTAAAATATCTTTGATCTTCTGTGAAACAAACTTCCAATTAAGACCGACTGCTGCCCCAAGAGCACCCGCCCCTGCTGCAATCAATCCAAACCCGAGCGGAGCATTTATTCCTGTCGAAACGAGAATGATTCCAACAACAAGAACTGCTGTACCTAAGGCTGCCATAATCACGCTGATTACAGTTCTAACTTTGTCCGAAAGTGAATTCCAATTCAATGCGACGGCAGCGGCCATTCCCACCGCTCCGATTGCAATCAACGCAATACCAAGCGGAACATTGACCCCGGAAATTGCAAGAAATGCACCAACCACTAAGAAAGCAGCCCCAAGCATGCCAGCAATAGCCGATAGTGTTGCTTCAATGTTGCCCTTGAGAAACTTCCAGTCTATAACGGCTGCTCCTACGATATTCGCTGCACCCGCCACCATCAATGCAATGCCCAGGGGGACTTGACCCGTGATTGCCATTATCACGCCCAGAGCAAAAAAGAAGCCGCCAAGCATGCCCATTATTGTAGTAAGTGTTTTGGCCAAACTGTCAGACATTCCGTTCCAGTTTAACGCAATAGCACCAGCAATCTTGATAGCACCCATTGCCATAAGCGCCAGGCCAACTGGAATATTTGCACCCGTAACAACAAGAATAGTACCAATCACTAACTCGAAAAAGCCTAACACTGTTTCAATTTCAGCAAGCCCGGCCTTAATCTTTTCTACAATTTCATCAACTTTTGACTCCACAGCGCCAGCTAAGAAATCATAGGTCGGCATTTCAATACCGAGATCAGACCCGGACAATCCAGCGGCGTTAGTTGACGAACTTCCGCTACCAGAAGAACTGTTATCATCGGGAGAAATGACATTCAGTTCATCGATCCCCAACATAGCCGATTTCAGTTTCTTGGCAGCTTTACTTGTTTCTTTAAGGTTCGTAGCGGCAGATTTAGAATTGTCGGCCAATCCACTTGCCGCCGTAGAACTTTTAGTAAGGCTGGAATAATCCACTTCCGGCATAGTGAATCCCATGAACTTCGCAACCTCATCTGCCAGCGATCTGAGTACCTTAACAAATGCGATCACATACGGAATCACAGCATTCAAAACCGGAATAAAAATATTACCTAACGCCCGAGCGCACTGAGTCACTTGGGCTTGCAGTACACGAATCTGATTTGCAGGAGATGTCAATGTACGAGCCATGTCCCCCTGTACGGTCTGAACTTGCTTCATGACCGCATAGTATCTAAGCTGTGATTTCTCAGCCTGTGACATAGCAGAAACCTTTTTGGTAATACCGAGCGCAAGTGCTTCCTCTTGCAGTCTTGCCACAGACAAATCATAACCCAATCTGCGTAGCGGCTCGAGCTCACCCGAAATACCGGATTGCAATTTCTGCATGGCGTCTTCAACTGAGATATTATAGAAAGAGCTAATGTCATATCCCAACTGAGTAAGGTTTTTTGACATTAAACTTGCTTTATCGCTTGCTACACCAAAACCAGCAATGATCGTGTTGAACACACCCTGATTACGCATAAATTGTCCAGGGTCTATACCTAACACTTCACCAACATGCTCAGCGTAGTTTTTTGCCTCATCCACATAATCCCCCATGGAGGCTGTAAATAAGTTTACATCTTCCACGTATTGATTTGACTGTGTAATCCACGAGCCAATAACGCTTGCTGCACGCTTTAGAGCCGAACCAACTGTCACGATCTTTGACAGTAAATTGCTCCATGAAAACGAGCCTTTTTCGTTAGACGCACTGGCCGTCTCCATTGCATTTGCCGTTTTTTTGATATTAGTAGGCAATCGATTGTATGCAGCGCTCACCGTATTTAGCTTTGAAGCAAGAGGCGTCAATGCGTTGGACAGCTTTTGAATCTGACTGGTGAAGGTTCCCCAGTCCATTTCCTTGAGTGTTTGCGCCAACTGAGGTAAC